TCTTTCATAAACTGTTTTCCAAATTGATAAACAGCTTGTTTCTTACCAAAGTCTTTTGCAATCTTACCAGTTAAACCATACGTTCCAAAAAATCCTTTCTCATATGTTTTACCAAGAAGAGTTGTTGACTTCCACATTCTGTTAACACCTAGAGTTTTCTCAACACCATCTTCAATTAATTCTTTTGTCCATTTGTTAGCACCTAAGTAACGATTAAATATAGTTCCAAATTGAAGTCTATTTGTAACCATTAGCAATGCTAAGTTTGTATTATAGTTTGAAGACGCAGAACTCATTGCTTTTGTTTGCATTTTAGCAAACTCATCAGCAGGTGGATTCTGACCTTCATGATCATTACGATACTGTGCAAGCATCATGTCAAGTGTTGCACCATAAGATGTTACTGCTTCAAATCCTGCTTCTGTAGAGGACATGTTAAATTCTTGTAACATACGTCGTGTTCCTTGCAAGCCAATACCCACAAGTTTACCTGTACTTAATCCACCTTTAACTCCAGCAGCTACCTTTTCTCCATAACGAATTCCTGTTCCCAAGATGGGAACACCTTTTGCAATATTACCAGCAAGTTCGCCAAATGATTTTGATTTCATGATAGCACGACCATTCAAAGTGTAGATATCAAAAACTTCTTTCATTGAGTTTCTGAGAGCATCAGAACCTACCTTACCTGCAGAAGCAATGTTTTCTGCTTGATTAGCTTTATTAGTAACTTTGGCTGCTGCAGATAATGCATCAGTTCCTTGGTTTGCATAGAACGTTGCACCTTTACCCATATCAACAACAAAGTCTGCAAACTTAAATGCTCCTGTTTTTGCTGCTTGTTTTATAGTTTGTGCTGCTCCAAGTTTAACACCTTCTTTTACACCAAATCTAGCAGCAGTAGCACCAAAAGACGCAACTCCTGCACCACCTGTAGCAAATGTAAGTACAGCATCAGCAACCAATTCAACACCAAGTGCTGCAAATGTTCCTAATGCAAATCCTGCATTACCAATAAATTCTGAGACAGTTCTTTTACTAAAGATATCTTCTTCCTCTTCAGGAGGAACAAAGACATAGTTTTTCATAGATTCTTTGTGCTCTTCCCAGTTTTGGTCTATCATTTCTCCTTCAGTAGGATTCAACATATCCCAATCCCAGTTCATCAATGCGCTACCAATTCTACCATAAGAGGCAAAACTATCTGTAAATGTATTTCCAAACCTTGTACCAAAACTATCAAGACCTTTTCCTAAAGAGCTACCCCAGCTTTCTTTATCAACCCAATGCTCATAATTTTTTGAGTTAAATGGATCAAAACCTTTTGGGTCAAAGTCTTCTTGATATCTGTATAAATCAAGATCCTGATTTGCGTATCTTGTTTTTGGTCCTTGTATCTTATTAAGTTTCTCTTGAACTGTTTTAGGTGCATCTCTTTCTACAAATATATCATTTGCAGATGCATCAATAACTTTGTCCATAGACGACATAAAATCACTTGATGTTGTACTTGGCCTAGAAGGAGCAGATTGTTGCGCAAAACCACCGCCAGGGCCACCAGGGCCTCCTGATCCATCAGCCACAAGACTGTTGACATCAAAGGATTGTTTGGACGCTTGCTCTTCTGCTGCACCCAATTCCAATGCTGCATCAATTCCTAAGTTTTGTTGCACATCAGGTGCTGACATTTCAGCATTAGCAGACATCTCAGCTGCTTGTTCCATTCCTAAGTTTAAATCTTCTGCTGCCATATCAATTCTTAACGATTATTATACCCATCCCATGAGTCTGTAGCCATTTGATAGTTAGTCCATGTATCATTTATCATTTCTGAAATATTCATGAACTGTGCTGGATCATTTGGATCTACTTGTAAAAATCTACTTGTAGTTTCTTTTTTGTTTTTCTCAGGATTCATCATTGTAAAATCAACGCTAATTCCATATTGACCATTTGCATTTTTAACACCAGCTGCTGTCCAGTCAAAACCAGTTGCTGCCATTACTGAAGGTGCTTCTACTCTTGCAAATTGGTTTCTTGAGAAGTTCTCCATAATACCATACGAATCTGAATTTACACCATACTGATTTGCATATCTGTTAAACCTATCTAAACCACTGTTTGACTTGACAAGTTCATATGGTATTTCTACACGTACAGTTTCTCCACCAGGTATTTTTAAAGTCTTAGCTTCAGCACTAGCAGGATCAATTTTTAAATCAACAATTACTTTTTTACCACTAGGGTCAAAGCTTGCTTCAAAAGATTCACCAAACAATTTTACTTGAGTTGCATATGGTAACTTACCAATCAATGCTGGATCAATTTTCTCTCCACCTGCACTAACCTTGATTGTGTTACTCTTGTTAAAGAACGTAAAGAACTCAGCTGCTGAAGGTTTTGTCATTGTATAAACTGCACCTACAGGTCTTGATCTATTAGTAAATTCTGCACCAACTGTTGAACTTAAACTTTGTTTCTTAGATTCAGGTAACTTAGACAAGTCAAAAATTGGAGTACCATCTGCCATTCTTGAAACAATCTTAGCACCTGCATACTCAGCTTTGATTTGACCAGTTGAGAAGTTATATATTCTACCAGCAACTTCTCTTTGACTTTTCTCAATCTGTTGTTGCTCTTGCATGATTCCTTTCATTGAAGTAATCGTACCAGTAAATGCTTGCATATACTTGCGCGTATCAGCAGACTTGCCTATGTCACTGTATGTTTGCATTTTCTTAGTTGCAGTGCCATATGTGTTTGCAGCAAGTTGAGATAGCAATGAATTTGCTGAAGATGCATTACCTAAATCAGGCATTTTTTGTGAATACCCAACAAGTCTACCATATTCTTTCAATGTACCTTTTTCAGACTCAGAAAGTTTACCTCCAGAACCTGATGCAATAGATTGCACTTTTGATAACACTTGATAGTATTTAGAGTGATCAGCATTCTTACCTATCACAAGATTAATCAATCCTGTTTGTGCACCAAAGGCATTGTTAAATAACTCAGTTTTGTTTTTGTTACCTGCATCTGACATTAAATCTACACCAGTCGTAGCAGAACCTACGTAACTTCCTACATAAGATTCATTTGGTAGTTTACCATCAGCCTTAAGTTTCATAATCTCAATCTCCTCTTGCTTTTGCATTTTAAGCAATTCCATTTGTTGATCATCCTGATGGATTCTCCAAGATTGATTTAATGATGCTTGATGACGTGCATTAGCTGCAGCTCTATCAAAATCAGAAATTACTTTCTGATCAGGTTTAACATCAATTTCTGCTGTAGCTTGAGCTGTACTTACACCCCAAATGGTTGAAGCATTTTTCTTTGCTTGTTGTGATAAGATACTTGTAAGATTAGAAATTGTATAGTTCTCTGGATCTTCTTCCATTTTCTTAACTTCACTATCAGCTTGATCCTTTGTACCTGTCAAGTCATTACGAGTAGCAATTAACTTATCATACTTTTGTTGTATGTCTGCTCTTGCAGGTGGGATTCCAAAAGGATAACTTTCTTCAATTACTTGTATATCATGATCAACAGATACTGTACTTTTATCTGACTCTTGTGAAACCTCTTTCTGAGAAGTTTTATAATCTTCAGCTAATGTTCTTGAAACTTGAGCTGTTGCTTCTTGACGTGATATGCCTTGCTCTTGCATCATGTTTCTAATCTGAGTCTCAGCAGTAACACGTCCAATAACACCAAATTGTCTATCAAAACGATTACCCATGGTCATTGCAGCCCAGTTAGAAAATGGAACTTCTGCATACTTACCATTAGTGTACGTCATGATGTAACCTTTACCATCAGGATTAGCAAACTTTACTTGAAGTTTTGCATCTTTTGCTGCACCAGATAAATACTCATTTATATCATCAAATGGTGTAAAGTCACGAGGCTGAACAGATGTAATAGAACCATCTCCACGCTTTGCTTTGCGTAAGTCTTCTTCAGCAAATGCAATATCCATCTTACTATAATCACTGTACTGAGCGCGAACTTTTGCATCTGTACTGTTCTTATAGTTGTTCATAGTATTTTTTTGATTACCATGATACTTTGTAACATACATATCATACGCTAGTTCCTCATCATCCGCAATAGGATCAATAAGTTTTTGCGCACGCATGACGTTAGTAGGATTAGACAAGTCAATTGCAGATACATTTCGTAAACTACCTTGTATCTTTTGAAACATTTGATTTCTGAAATCTTGATTCTGTGAGTTTGTTAATGGTCCATTCAATATGGAGTTATACAAGTTTTTAACTTGATTAAACCCTTTATCATAACGTGCTTGTGTTACACCATATACTTCCTCCAAGAATGACCAATCAGGAGACCAAGGTTTTATCTCTGCTATTGGACTTGCGTCTCCTTGTACAAAATTTGCCATAATCTTCTATTCTTAATAATTATCATCTTCAAAGAAACTTCCACCAAATTCACGTGATCTCATCATTGGGTTAGTGTAACCTGCTCCAAACATGTTACTTGCACCTTGATTGTAACCACCTTGTTGGGTTCTTGTCCTTGCATTTGTTGCTGTTGTGTTTTGTTGAATACAAGCAGATTGCATTTTTCCTGCATAATCTTTTGCTTGAGCATCATCTTGACCTGAGTCTTTTGCGCTTTTATATGCTTGACTATATACTGCTAAACAATCTTGTGTTCCAGCTGATACACCACTTGCTGTTGCACCAGTACCTGAGACTGATGTATCAAAAGCTAATGGGTCTTTACCTGTACCTGACCATCCAAAGTCACCTGTAATTCTATTTGCATGATAAGCATTTGGATATTCTACACGTAAACCATTATCCATCATATCATTTGTCCAACCTCTACCCCAAAGACCTGCATTTTGTGCGTCTTTAGCGTTCAAGTCTCTAGCTCTTTCTTCAGTTGCAATTGCACTATCAACATCAAATTGACGTCTTGCTTGTGTGTTAAACTGATTAACTTGCATATTACGTTGAGCAACTTTATCATAGTTAGCATTTGTCACACCAAGGTTTCCTGCTTCAATATCACTGATAGCTTTACCTAATGCATCAAATCCAAAGTTAGCACCTGTAGCTGCAGCAACTGTTGGATCCATTGTATTCATCAATAAATCGTTGTACTGTGCACCTGCACCAGTTATTCCTGCAATTTGTGTAATTGGATTGAACGTATCATATCCAGATGCAGGCATTTGCATTTCACGTAACGTTGGTGGCGTATAAGGTGTACGCTGACGAAGACCTGTTCCAAAGTTTACAATATCAGGAGCAAACCAAGGTTGTGGTTGCAAAGGTTGAGGATCTACTGGTATTTCTTCTCCTGGAGGTTTTTTCTCTACTTTACAATTTGCTGTAGCTTGAGTTGAATCCTCATATTGTGTAGCAGTTGTAATCTTGCCACCAGATGGTGCAACTGGAGTTTCACCTTCTTTATAGTTTACAGACTCAATTTGTTTTGTACCATCAGAATATTCTACACAATACCATGTAGTTTTTTCACCTGGTTTTGCAGGAGGTGCTGCTTTCCAACCTATACGTTCATAAAGTGTTGTATCAGTGTTATAATTATCAATGCCTGATACTTTACCTTTAATACCAAAAACAGTTTCGTCACCTTGACCTTGCTGAAACTCAGCATAGTTTTTTTCTTTATACTTTGGATCATTTTGCAATAGTCTACGATATGCTACATAAGCAGCCTGACCTCTATATCCTTTTGAAAAATCTAAATCTTTTAATCCTGCTTGAGATGCACGTAAATCATATGCAGTTTTGTTTATGTTATCTTTATAAACATTTTGATCAACCGTACTAGGATCTAAGCCATACGCTGACAACCTTGCATTACGTTCTTCTTGAGCAAGTAATTCAGCAAGCATTTGATCTTGCGTTAATCCTTTCAAGTCACCATAATAAGTGCCTTTCATTGTATTTTTCTTAGCCTCAGTGCTACCAGTATATGCCCCAGATTGTTCAATGTCTGCTTGATATTGGGCATACAAGTCTTTTTTGAAATCAGTGTTAGTTAACATTTGATTCTTTGAATTCAAATATGTCAAATATTGTGATTCATCATTGTTCCAGTTGTTAGCTAACTGTTGTTTTTCATACTCATTCAGGTTATCCTTAGTGATGTACTCAGTTGATCCTCTTGTTATAAGTTGATTAGGATCTTTGATTGACTCACCTGTAAGATCATTTCTTCTACCAAGAATAGCATTTGTGCCAGCATCTCTGATAATTTTAATTACAGTACCATCACTAAATGTTTGAGTATACATTTTTACAGCTTTACCGTTTACTGTATCATCTTTTACAAATACTTCTTCTGGTGGATTTGAACCAGCAACAGGACCACCAGGTGTATATTGAACTAAACCACCCTTAGCATAGCGTGCTCTTCCAAACTCATCAATGTTTCCAAGATGTCTATAAGGTTGACCATCGCGAACCATAACACCACCATTAACAGAACCACCTGCTGCAAAATTAAAATTCTCATCAGTTAATCCATTGTCATACTTAGGTGCTTGCACTGGTGCTACAGGATTAACTTTTTTCTGAACTTGTGGATTTGTACGTTGTTGTGTTTTCTGTTCAATTATTACATCATCTGCAGTCACACCATTCATTGGTGCAGCAGGCTTAATAGCAAATGGTTTATTCTCAGTTTGAGATGCTTTAGAGTTAAGTGTTTGCACAACTGCTTTGTCAGAAACTGCATAAACAGCACCCATATCATCTCTTTCAAACCATGTAGCTTTACCATCAGCATCAGATCCTACATAATAAATAATGCCTGGTTTATTTTGAAGAGTATACTCAGGTTTGTAGTTTTTAGAACTTTTGATACTACTTGTTTGAGATGCATATAATTTGTTAGCAACATCTTGAACTCTATTTTCAGTGTTCATTACTTCAAAAGATTCACTTTCGTCACTTAAACTTACAGTGTCACCTCTACCACTACCACCTGCAGGTCGTTGTCCTGTAAATGCTAAAGGATACTGTTTTGCATTAGTAGTACCTTTAATGGCATCATGCTTTTTTGTAATCTCTTCTAGCATGCCCATAACAGTCTGATCATTATGATCAAAATGATCAGAATCTTGAATAGGTCTTCCAAGATCATAATCTAAAAAAGAACTGTTTGGTTTTACATATGACCTTTTAACGTCAGCTGTCCAGTTGATAAACAGATCACTATCACGATCACCAGTTAAAGATTTACCAGTAATAATATTTTTGTACTGTTTATATTTTTGTAATGTTCTTGCAAGATTAAGTTTTGTTTCAACATCAATTGCTCCATCAAGTTTCTTTTGATAATGTGCAATAAGATCATCTACTTTTTTTGTAACAATTGGTTTTGTGTAATGTGTAAGTATAATATCTTTTTGTTTTGAATTAATTCCTTTCAATGCTTCTTCATGCAAGATTGTATACATATCATCAATCTTATCTTGATCAGTAAAGGGCATCCATGCTACACTCCAAGGAACATCAATCTTTTTTAACTCTTGAGCAGCTCTCAACATTTCTTGAGGATCTTTACTCTGAAGAGCTTTATAATAAATTTCACCTGCAATATATTGTTCAGGTGTATCTGCCATGTAAGAATCAAGGTCAGACTTTGAACCAAATCCTGGAATAGAAATTGGAGCTGCTTTAGCTGGAGTAGATTTTTTACCATCTGTTTTGTAAAAATCTAAATTAGTCATTGCGTCATCAAACATTTTTTGTGTTTGTGCAGCATCTAATTCTTTTTGACGAGCAGGAGTGATAATACCTTGTTGTTGGTACATATCATTTTCTGTAGTATAATCAGAAGTTTTTGTGGCATCAATCTCACCATAAAGTCTTTCAAGTTCTGCTTGTTGTTTAGATAACTCATCTCCAGTTACAGCATCTTGACCAATACCCATTGTTGAACGAGTAAGTTCACCAAGTCTATCAGCCTTTTCATAGTAGCCAGAAGAACGACGTTGTTGTTCAATTGCTGCAGCAGTTTTCTCAGCAGCAATTTCTTGAGGACTTCTTCTTGTTACAGCGAAGCTATTGTCAAATAAATCTTGTTGTTTTTTTTGTGTTGCTGTTTGTGGTTTTCTTTGAGCAGGAACTGAAGGTGCAGGAGTATATTGAAACTTCTCTTGTGCAGGAATACGCCATTCTTCAACACACTGACCCATGTACATTCTTTTTCCTGGAGGACATCCAGTAACGCCTGCCATTTCAAAACGTGGTAAAGCTGTACCACCAAACATACCAGCACCCATTTGCATAGCCATATCATCAGGAGAAGACATTGGAGGTGCAGGCATCATACCTTGCATTGCTGCTTCATCTTCTGATGCAGGAATACCTTGTTGTTGTGGTTGTTGAGGTGCTGCTTCTTGCATTAGTGCATTTGGGTCAATACCCATTGTGCTCAATACCTCTTCAGCAATTTCAGGAATACCATCAGGAAATCCTTTCATGCTTTCTTGAATGAATGCAAGGATGCCTAACTTTTGTTTGTTCTTTTTAAGCATCTCAGCTGCTGATCGTTTTGATACAGCATCTGCGTCTTCATCTTTTAAGATTTGAACAAACGTGTTAATATCATATTTCTTAGAAATCTCTGCAGGAGTATATCCTTGCTTTCTGAAAGGAAGATTGAAGATTTTTTCAATCACCTCTGGATCTTTGATTGTAAGTTTTTTTGTATCTGAATAGATAAATGATCCTTCAGGTATATTTACAGGTACACCACCTTCGCTGTGACGTTTACCAGTAAAATGCATTAGCTCCATCAAACCATCCTTGTTGACATCACCAATTACAGACTCTCCACCTTCAACTTCAATGTTTGCTTCAGATCTTGGGATTGCACCCATAGTATCATTTACAGAAACTTGTTCAGGACTAGACTGCATTACAGCTAAGTTTCTTACAAGTCCATACTGATCTTGATCTCCTGTTGACTTGTTGCTTGGTGAGCTTTTTATGCGAACTTTGTACATAGTGTTCAAATTTTAGAGAGGAATGCAAACACCCCCCTCATAAGAATTTACAAAAATATTCTGAATTATGCTACCCTCCATAGGACAAATGTAGCAAATCTAATCTAAAAATTCAACTTCTCCACCCATCGCAATAATACGATCAATGTCTTGTTGACTTAAAAAATACGTGCCACCTTTTTTGTAATCTTTAGTACCACCATATTTAGACGTAGCCATGGTTGTTCCTAAGTCAAATGTATAACCTTGTGTTGCCAAAGCTTGATTAGCTCCTGGTCCTGCATTAGGTGCGTACATACTTCCATAAGGATTTACAGGATTAATAGCAACTGCATTCTCCATAGAGTTACCAAGACGTCTATTTCTAACCTTAAGGTCATCCATTTTCTTTTCTTGCGCCCATCCTGCTGCTGCATCATTCATCATTACAGCACCATTATACATGTTACTTGCTACTTGAAATCCTAAAGGGTCTCCTGTAGAAGTTGTGTATTCTTTTGTGTTTACCATTCCAGCATTTGGATTTGCACTTAACGCGTTGTTAGCGTTTCCATTTGCATTTTGGTTATTTGCAGCTGGTCCAAACGATTGCACATATGCATCATAACTAGATTTCACAGAAGGATTATTTATGTCAGCAGGATTATTTCCTGTCATCTGTGCCCATTTAGCAAAGTCATATGGAGTTGTTTCACCACCCAAACTATATACTGGTCTATTCACCATAAACCTTGGTCGTTTGTCAAGGAATGGATTATACTCACCACCTTCTTCTTGTGTAGGCATTGATGCAGAATTGTTTTGTGGCACATCCCAAAGATCATCTTTTTTAAATTGATTTCTCATTTGCATTTTACCAAACATACCTCTATCTGCATATTGCTGTGAAAGTTCATCTTGACTTCCATATTTTGAATCGCCAAATAAAGCAGGACCTTGTTCTCTAAAATCTTTTTTGGTTTTGTCATTTACCCAAAGAGCTTCATCTAATCTTACATTATCAGTGTATCTTTGTTCTGCAGGTGTACCCACATTACGCATTTCATTACGTTGAGGATTTCCTTGAGATACTAGAGCACCACTTCTGTCAATACCCATTGGTTGACCATACTCATCAGTATTTGTTTGAAGCATTTGGTCTTTTCCAATATCAGCATTTCTACCTGTTTCTACAGGAGCTGATGGATCCTTACTTTGTTTTGCAGGATCACCATAGAACACATTACCTTTGTCATCATATGTACGTGTCTTATCTTTACCCATAAATTTACCAAGTCCTAATCCAGCACCACCTGCAAATGCAGCAGCACCCATTAGGAATTTAAGACCAGAACCAAAACCTTCACTTGGTAATAATGCTGCACCAGTTCTTGGATCACCCATTAGATTTGCAACAGCTAAACTTTTATTAACCCAGTTTGCGTCAAGATTAGCAATCTTATTTTTGTCTGTGTATGTAATGTATGGACTATTTGAAGTACGTGGATCAACAGGTGCATTGGGATCATTTGTATTAGATGCCATAGGTCTTGCATCAAAAGCAGTTCTGTCACCAGTCATGTTGTAAGCATTCTGTTGATTAACTGTATTATCAGCATTTTCTCGTACATATGCAGGTGCTTCAGCCTCAGCCATAGACACTTGTTGTTTATTATTTGACCAATGCGTTCCCATGACAGCATTTTCATTAGAACCAAATATTGGACTTGTGGATGGATCAAGACCTTTTACAGGTACACCGTTTGAACTACTAGCCAAATCAACATTTGTTGCTTTTGGTGCATTTGATCCAAACACAGGAACACATGCGCTTCCATTCCAATAAGTACCATCAGGACATTCACCTGGATCACCACCCATAACAAATTTATGTAGTCCTCCAAATCGTCCAAGAGGTTGAGGAGTAACTGCAGGTTGAGGTGGCGGTGCTAAACCTAATGCTTGAAAAGGAGTTTGACCATTGCGTACATTTGTATAAGCATTTCCAACAAACTGTTGAGTTACATTTTTTGCATCTACTTTTTTCTGATTATAACTATCAAGCATGTTTGTGTACATGTTTGATTGTGCATTTACGTTAGCTGCATGAGCATCTTGCATTGCATTATAGTTTGGTTGTGAACCATTGTTCTTAGTAGTTTGTTGAGCAGTATTAACAGGGCCTGCACCTTGTGTCATCAAATTAGCAGTAACTGCAGAAGGTCTACAAGAACCACTCATATCATCCCACATAAATCCTTCAGGACAAGTACCACCCATATTCATTCTACTAAGCTTACGCATAGAACCACCATAACGACCTTGTTGCATCATCATTTGCTCATCTGTCATTTGTGACTGTTGACCTTGGTTATTCATTGCCATTACAGATTGATCATCCCCAGCATTTACTGCAGGTTGTTGCCCACTAGGTTGCATCATTTGGTTTTGAGACATTGCTGCTTGTTGCTGTGCCATCTGATCTTGGTTGTCAGAAAAGTCTTTATCAAACTCTTCTTGCGCAATCATAAGAATTGAATCAGCTTCTTCTGCTTTTAATCCAGAATCAAGTAATGTCTTTTTAAGGATACGCGAACTTGTTCCTTTTTCCAATTGCTGTTTCAAAAACTTTAAAAGTTGATCAGCATTAGCTTCAAGAACAGATGGTCCTTGCTTCTGTGGTTGTTGTCCCATTTGCATTCCAGACATGTCAGCTACTGCAGAAGGATCTGCTTCGCCACCATCTGCGTATCGTACTTTGCCACCACATTTGTAGCATTGTCCTCCTGTCATATATTCTAACATGTTGTTCATTTTTTTATAAATTTACTTAAGTTTTTTATATTTCCACCATATCTATTTTGTGGTAAGCCAGATTCACCAGACATCATACCTGCACCAACTACTGCTGCTGGTACTACACCAGGTAAGATTTGTATTAGTAATTTTTTAATACTATCATCTGTTTCTCCTTTAAAATGCTTTGTAAGATTACCACCACCTGAGTCCAAATAAAAATCAAATAATGCTTGATCTCCTTGAGCTTCTAATTTTTTTACAGCAGCAATTGCCTCATCCATTGTAAGAGCACCCTCAGCATAAGGTTGAGACATAAAATGTTTTGCAGCAGTATAACGAGCTTTCATTAACTCAGAATGCAATTCACCAACAGAACTTTTCCAAGTTTCAGTTGATTGTTTTGTTGCACCAGGTTTCATTGGATTTGGTACAGGTGCAGTAGGATTAACCATTGCTTCGTTAAATTCTTTTGCAAGTGGGTTTTTATTATGACCTGTGTAATACTCTAACTCTGGTCTGTATTCTTGTAAACTATCTATCCAACTATCATAAAACTTTTGCAAATCATGACCTACTTCATGTGCTTGAACTCCTCCAACTGTTTCAGGAGCAATCATAGATTGTTTGTCAATTTGTATTGGGTTTATTTCTGAAGGATCAATTTCAATTGGTTTGCTATTATATCTAGTTTCACTTTTTTTAAACGCATTTTTCCAAGTTTTAGGATCATTAATGCTAAATGGATACCTTTCATAAGGTACTTGCTCCCACTGTAATTTTGGTTTTTCAAGAAATCTTACTGTTTCATCTGGTCTTGATCCAAGTGTAATTGTTTTATTACCTGTTCTTACACCACCAATATTATTCCAGTTTTCTATTAAATATTGTTGATCATCTACTGGTAAATTTAAAAAAGATGGTTCTGCTTCACTTCCATATACTAAAGAAGATCTTCCATTTATATCTACAATACCTGGATTAGAAGGCATGGGTTTACCTGTAGCATCATAAATTATTTCAACTTTTTCTTTAAACGTTGGATCAATAAATTGATTAGCGTCTTTAGATGTTGTTGATATTTGTGTATCAATTCTTCTTACGTTGTTTCTTAAATTTGTTACATCTTGATACATTTTTTGAACTTCAGGAGACGCTTGTTGAAGTTTTTCAAGTTGATATTGTTGTGATGCATCCCAAACTTGATCCCATGCTGAGTTTGATGTGTCTTCACCTTTAAGAATCATGTCAACTTTTTCTTGTATTAACTGTTCACGTGTTTTACCAATATTTTTTTCTTTAATAAAATCGTCAACCCATTGCAACTGCATATTTGTAAAATCAGTTTCAATATTTTTGTTATTTTGTAAAAGTGTACTTTTTCTTTTTTGCAAATCTGCAACATCATCTAATATCTTTTGATAACCAACTGGATCTTTAACTGCCCATTTTGTTCCAAACTCTGTTGCTTGATCAAACTCTGATTTTTGAAGTGTTCTTGTTTGACCAATTGGATCATGCATTGCAATACCATCTGAATTTAAAACTCCTGGCCAATCATCTTGTCTAATAATCTCAACTTTTTTGTTAGGATTTTGAGCTAAGAAATCATCCATTCCTTGCTTGTTAACTCTTACATATTGTTTTGAAGGATCTCTTGCAAATGCTTTTAAATCTGGTGTACTACTTGCATTTGCAAACATACCAGAATTATCAGAAGCAGCAACACCTTTAGATTGAGCATTGCCTAAATCAATTGCATCATCAGCTAATTGATAAGGTTTTGCATTACTAAATAATGTCTTTGGTAATAACTTAGATTCTGCTGCAACTTTGGCAGCTCGTGCTTCACCTAATCCTGCAAAATCTAAAGTATTCCACATTGTATTTTCAAGAGCAGTTCTATAATCTCCTTTGCCTTCTTTGTATGCATCAACCCAAGATTGTGCAGTGTTAGGTAGACTATGTAAACCATGACCAATAAATCCTGCATTTGCTGCACTACCTACGGTTGCACCATACATTCCTGGAATTTCTAAAGCAGCTAAAGAACCAACAGCTTCAATAGCGGCAGGTGCTGCAAATGGTAAAGTCCATAACCAATCAACACCTTGAAGTGCACCTGAACCACTATAGTATTGTGGTGTAGGTTCAAACTGACCAGTGCGAGTATTGTATTTACCTTCTGGTGTGTTATAGTATCCTGATTCAGAATTATAACCAGCACTAAAGTCTGGAGCATTTTTACCAAAAGCAGGTGTTGAATAATTATTTTGGTACATGTACATTTCACCTTTGTCAATCATTGGTCTTTCACCACCTGATGCACGCCATCTTGCTTCTGCAGCTAAAGCTTCATCATAACCACGACCCATTGGATCATTTTCATAATCATAAATGTTTTTAAATCCTCGCTTTAATACTTTTTCCTGACTTGTAAAAACTTCATCTTCCTGACGTTGTTGATCAGCTTCAGCTCTTCTTGATTGACCTACCAAAGGTGAAAGATAATCAAGATCAACTCTTGTTGCATCTGCTACTTGTACAGGACTATTACCAAACATTAAAGCATCTTGCATTCTTTGTTCTTTTTCCTGCTCATACCAACTAGCTATTTGTTCAGCTTTAGCTTTTTCTGCTGCAACCTTTGATTCTTCAGTAGCTTTCTGTGCAGCTAGATTATTTCGTATTGGAACATTACTTGCTAATGGTGAGTTAGTAGCTTTCATCTTTTGATCATAAGAAGCAAAAGGACTGTTTAAAGTTTTGTTACGTTGCTCTTCATAATAAGGAACTGTTCCAGGTTTTGCAACATTAGATTTTGGCTTGTCATTATCCCAACTCCCATCATCAACTGTATAAGAAGTTTTGTATTTTTCTAAGTCAATATTATTGTGAAAACCATTATCAGCATATTGCCAATTGTTATATGTAGGATTCCACACAAACCATTGACCAGCACTTGTCTTCTTATACTGTTCTCCATTATTTTTATAGTACTTGTCACCAGGACCACCGCCACCAACAAACTTTTCTAATTCACCACCAAATTGTAACCTATCCTGTGGTGGTAATTGTTGTTCTATAGGTTGAGCAGGTAATGTTTTTAAATATGGAATAGATTCTTTCTCATGTATAATAGTAGGATTTGTTCTTGCTTTTTCTTCTAAAGACTTAATCTGTTTCTCATAAAACATTTCAGGACTAAACCTTGATACGTATGCAACTTTTTCTTTATTTGGTACAATACCAGGCCACATTCCCTTGTTCCACCCAAAGTCACTAACTCTACCATTGCTATCTAAAAAAATAGGAACACCATCATCATTATAATTTGAGAAGGTCATTGCATGAGAGTTATGTGCACCTTTAAAATTGACAATATCTCCTGGTTGCAACATACCTGTTTCTTGTGATGCAAAATTTGGATCATGTGTTTTACTAACTCTAGAAAAAGGCACAGCACCTTTGTTTACGGCATTGATAAATTTATCATTAGATTCAAAAGGCATTAGTGAAATCTTTCCTTTTGTTTCTGGTAAACATTGATAACCCATTCCTGCAGCCCACATGCAGTTACCCACATTTGTAATTGCAGGAGTGTTTCCTAATCTTTGAGATAATGATTGAGCACCTTTACTTTTCCATATGGGTTCTGCATTTCCATAATATCTGTGTTCTGATTTTTTTTCTATTTCGTCAACAACATCCCACATTATTCCTAGATTCTCATAAGGAATCTGAGAACCCTTATCTAATATTTCTTGTACTTGATCAGTTTCAACACATCGTTCATCTGTACATTGAATACACGTTTGTGACGCATCATCCCAATATGAATTTGGTGGACAAGTATTATTACCGCCAGTTTTAAAACTTGGTAAGTCATATTTTTTGTAGGCATTGCGTTTTTCTGATCTACTAATATCAGTCAACATTCCAAACATCCTCTCTTCAGTGTACTTTGCCATCAATATAATTTAAAAAAAGTTAGGCAAATATCCAAAATCTCCACCATATCTTGCATATGCTACATCAGAATTTGAAGTGTTACCATCATTAGTTGATGCAATATAGTTAAACAATTCTGTCATACTCTTGTTATCTTTTGATAACTTAAATAATTTGTACAAAGAATCATCAAAGTTTGGACTAGTCATGTCTAATGCACCACTTTCTTCAGCTTCTTTTCTCCAATTTTCAATATCTTGTTCTGTAATTACTTGACCTGGTTTTAAGTTTTTAGCATACCTTACCTCAAACAATGCTGACTGAATATTGTCTTGTTTTGGATCTGTTATATAGTTGTACATATTATATGCTGCTTCTTCCTCTGGACCTTTTTTCATATCACCCCATCCTTCTTCATAAGTCTTGATAGCATTATTTAGAATGAGTTGTTCAGCAGGAAGCATTTTATTATTGTATGGATCTCTTATACGAGTGCTTTCTTCAGATACAATTGTTTTATTAAGTTCAGTAGGATTATCTTTTAAACTTTCTTTTAAAAGTATTTTTTCTGGTTCCCATGTCTTTTTATTATAAACTAACTCACCTAAAACTCCTGGAGTATCAGCAATCATAGACTGAAACTCATATGGAACAGAGTTATCAGTAATAGTTTGAAGTAATGTTGAGTCTGGATTATACATAGGTAAAATCTTTCTCATAGCATTTTCATAAGTTTTGTTACCTATTTCATCAAAAGGTAATGTACGTTTTGAATACCAGTCTTTAAAAAACGCTTCAGCATCTACTTGAGGAACACATGTCTGTAAGTTTTCATCCCAATATGTACCTTCAGGACATGTTTCACCTCCTTCAGCACGTTTACTAATCTTACGTTCTTGTTCTAACATTTCTGCAGTAGGTTCTTTACCTGATCCTGCATTAGCTCTAATGTTATCCCATAAACCACGTTGTGAGTAACTTCCATCTGCACGCTTAATCATTTCGCCACCTCTAGCATAGTCATTAATTTCTCCACCATCTTCCCATGTAGCTCTTGCGTATGCTCTGAAGTAAGGATTGTTTTTAAGGTTGGTAGCATGTCTAGCATAAAAGGCATCTTTACCATTTTTTGATTTACTACGTTCTCCCATGTTTGGATCACCAAAGTATTTCTTAGTACCATCAGGTCCAGTCACAACATGCGTTTTACCTTTACGATCATTCGATCTTCTTACAGTATAACCACCTCTGCCATATTGATCCATATCACCACCATACTCCATATTGTCAAGAATCTTATTCTGAACATATTCTGGCAAAGCGTTGAACCCTGCATTATCAATTGTACCACCTTCTTCTTTCGCAAAGTTTCTAGCAAAGTTTGCTTTCTTCACCATTCCTGGAGAATACTTTTCTTTGTTTGACAATATGTGGCGAGCTGCTTCTTGCACAGACATACCCATACGCGTAGCTTGTGCTTTGAATGTTCCTTTTTTAGCAGGATCTAGTTTAATACCACCTTGTCTATAACCTTGAGCATACTGATCAAACTCTGGCTCAACGTTCTCAGAAGCCATGCCAGGTACAAACTGAGAAAGTTGTTGAGCTTGTTGAGCCATCATTGACTGTTTCAATTGCTCTTTCAATTGTTCTTCTTGCAATTTTGCAGATTGTTCCTGAGTAAACTTTTTTAGAATGTCTGATACATTCCATTTGGTTGTGTCATTTGTGTTCATTATCTTGGACTATTAAGATTCTTAGCATTTGTTAATTTAAAAATCATCTTGTTATCATTGCTGATATTTTTTCTTAAGATGACTCTGTTACCATAGTGTCTAAACTTCTTATGTTGTAACGCTGGTTTGTTATAATCAACATAATCAGGATTGATATCTTTCAAGTAACCAGAACATTTTGATTTCCACATTGGAAGTTTTGTACCTGAAAATTCACCTCTGTCATTTGTGATATCCCAGAACTGATTGAATCTAAACTTGTTCTCTTCTTTTGAGTATAAGATTTCAATGTAGTCTGCACCAATAACAGGTTGAGCAATGATATCTAAAGGATTATTCTTTTGCTTAATTCTAAGTCTAAGCATACCTGAAATTTGCTCTGAGTTATATATAATAGCTCTGTCAAAGTTTTCATCAAGAACATGGAAGAAATCCTTACCATCATTGTAAAACTTATAGACATCCATGTAGTATTCAAAACTTCTAAGTGTTGTTACTTGATTTGGTGTCACAATTGGATACTCAATTTCCCATGGATAGTTCTTGTCATAATAGTTACAGAAACTATCCCAACGATCATTGTGTTTCCAAATTGTATTACCATCAATTGTATAAAAGTTTTGGAACGATGGTATCATCAATGTTGGATGCCAATCGTGAAAACTTACCCACATCTTTTGTTTTGGATCATAACTTACTGTCCAGTTACATGGGTCAAAACATAATGGATCATCAAAAGCACAAGGACATTTCTGAACAACTGGATTAACTGTAATTGCAATTGAACATACACTTGTATTGCCATTTACATCCTCAGCCACAATATAATAAGTTGTATTGTTAAGAGGTGTTACTGTAAGTGTGCCACTTAATGGAACTTCTCCAACTCCATTATTCATAGTTACAGTTGTTGCAAATTGAGAACTCCATGTGAGAGTAATTGAACTACCATAATCAATCTCAACAGCTGATGTACCAAGGTCACAACTTACACAAGGAGTGCCTGGCAATGTTTCTGTTATTAAACATGAACCATTGTTGCAACTATCTACAATCAATTGACCAACTGGACAAGTAAAATCACCAGTAGATGCTGGATCTGGAATTGATTCGCCTATAAAATCACGTGTTGAAAAGATAATGTATGGATCAATATCTGCAGTCATTGAACCACAAGAAAACGTTGGTGCATCTTTAGGTGTCAATAATCCATTTGTCTGTATTTGAGCAAGTGTTAAATCATATATTTCTGCAGCAAAAGCAGCTACCTGATCAAAGTTTCTACCACAAAGTCTAATGTTTCGTTGACCTGCTTGTAGTGTTACAGGAAAGGTATGCCAGTGATAAAATGGTCTACCATTACTATTGTCATTAGTACCTGACGGAGTACGTGCTGACAAGTACACCCACAAAACATTATCAACATAAATCTTAACTTCATTGTCACCTGCAATACCAATTAAATACTGACGTGTTTCTGGAACATCTAAACAGTATGTATAACACACATCTTGATTTATAGGATTATCAGTAGGATCATTTGGATTTCCATCATCAGGCCATATACCTGCATTATTAAGTCGTCCAGCCATTGGACTATTACAGAAACCATCTGCACCCCACAAGTTGCTTTGAACAGCAGCAATAGGACTAATCAATGCACCAGTACCATTTGAAGCTTTTACTTCATACGCTGTATAAGGTCCAACACCTTTTATAGGTTTTGTTTGTGCAGAAATATCAGGATACAATCGTATACCAAACTTGTTATAAGCTTGTCCATTTCTTTCAGCTTTGTTAATTGTAATGTAAGGACCATCATATACTGCTGGCACTGTTGACTGACCAACACATTCGCCATTGATCATCTCAAAACCTTCAGGACAATCTCCACAAGGAGTTACCACAATTGGTTCAGGTACTATTACGTCATCAGGTCCAGGTTCAATTTCACCACATGCATAATATGGAATACCTGAAGGGTCATCAAATAACAAGTCATTTCTCAAAGGAACATAATCTCTTTTTGTAAAGTAAACTAGTTCATACATTGAGTCGTAAATAGCTTGTACACCTATACCTGCAACAGGGTTATCATATAATGGGTAATTTGGATACACTTCCAACATCTTAGATGGAAGGTTTTCAGCAAACCAAAATTTCAAACCACTTTTTGAAACTTCATCTAAACCAGTACCATTTGTTTGAAGAATCTTACCTGTTTTCTGAGAAGCAAAAAATAAACCATATGGTGTATTTACAGCTGCTCTTGACGAAATAGATGTTCCATATGACAATGCATCATCTGCATTTGTCAAACTCTGATAGTTGTTTTGGAATAAGCCACTATCACCAATTGTTACTTTAACACCACCTTGTGTTTGTAATTGATCCACACCTATGAATGTTGTTGGTTCCATATCTTCATAAAGAATAACACAACCTGTAGCATTCAAAGGTTTGATAATATTTATCTTTCCTGGAAAGTCTTTGTAGTTAAGTGGTAAATAGTTTCTCCAGTTGTCGCGTCTGAGACCAGACTTTTGTTGTAATGAGTAAACGCTTCTTTTTGGGAAGTACTCAAAACATGAGGCATACAATGCTGGGTCGTAGTCACGTGGTAAGAGTTGTCCCCAGTTTGCGAGATTGTTAAACAACTTTGATGTACTAAGTGATAAATCATACTTGTAAAATATTGGTTCTTTAATTAAATCTGATCTGAACATTGCAGAAATATCATTAAAAGAGTTTCCATACACATCATAAAATTTTTGTGTAACCTCTTCGCCATAATCTCTAAATGCCATGTTTAATTCTGACTCTGTAAAGTAATCACGTACTCCATTGTAAAACAAGTAGAACCAAGAATTTTTTCTTACAAATCTTAATGTTGATCCATTAACACCTGCAGCATCTAATCTATAAAAATCAGATGGAGAAGTAATGTCAAAATCTGGTAAAATCTGAGATGGAAAGTTCCAGTCAAAATCAATATCAAAATCAGATGAATCAAAATTATACAAAGCTGCATAGTAACGTGGCGCAGGACCATTTACATGATTTCTATAATCAAATTCAGTTCCATCTAGTTCACCTATCATCCAACTATTGAAAAAACAGTATGTATTTTTTTCTGTATATCTATTGATATAAACATCACCACCATAAATATCTATTGTATTGTAAGTTATACCAACAACTGGTTGTGTTTCATACACACACGAATCAGTTGGAATTTGAACAACACTGTATAATTGACCATATTGATTTTCATAGTCAACTTTGATTGCACCATAATACTGTGCAATACTAGATGTGAATTCTCCAAATGGATTAGCCCAAGTTATTCCAGGCACATCACGAACACGTTTTTTAGAGTTGTCTACTGACACAGGATAAGGTAAGTCTGCAGTTGTTTGTAAGCATACAAACTTAGTTCTGTAAAGATTGTTTATACGATACGTATTGTTAAAGTCTTGCAGGTGCATACCTACATACTTAATCATATTATCAGTTACTTTTCTTCTAAAACATTTTGGATACGCAGATGGAATGCTTGAATTTGTGATTGCTGCATAATTTCCATAGAACCCATGACTATTATACTGAAGAGTATAATCTCTGTAGTTTGCAAGATTTCTTATTAAATCTAAAACAACACTCATACCTTTTGGAATCCAGAATGCTAATTGAAGTGCAAACTGCACAATACCAGCAACAGTTCCAAGTAAGTTACCTTGACCACCTGCAGAAATCGCAGATAAAATACCACCACTAATTAAATCTGCAATAGTTGTTGCTGGTGCTGATTCACGAGAAGCATCTGCATAGATACCTCCTGTACCTGCTGCTAAAGGAAAGTTACCACCTTTAATTGTACTTTTTCCTAAAGCATCAATAAGTGCAATACCAGTCCCAACAGCAAATGCTAAAGCTAAAGCCTTGTCTGTAAGTAATTTAAAACGAGGATGTTTGTATGGTAGTTGATACTGCCCTGTAGATGTACCTTTTTCTTCAGTATAAACTTTAATATAGTTTTGTCCAAACGCTGGTCTCACAAAGTTTGTTTCAACTGAGTGGAAAGATAAATAATTCTTTTTGTAGTTACTTAACTTAGATGCATCTTCCCAAGGATCTTCATTGACATTGTTATCAAGAATTGTATAGTCATCTGATAAAAATGGATCAGGTCTCACATCATTATAAGGATAGTTTTGCATCAATCCTTTTTTAGAAGTCTGACCATCTATTGCAAACTCAAGCATGTTAGCAAAAATTCCTTTTGCAACAATACTTTTATTACCTTCTCGTGAACCTCTTAAAATTTCATATCCTACAACATCAGGTACAGGATTTCCATTTTCATCTATTGGATGTTCAATACCTGTAAATTCAACGCCTAAGATAACAACTTTCGCACCGCCTTGATTATGAATATGAATTGTTTCATTAGAAGGCATCTTGTGATGTCTTATAGGTTGAAAACAAAGATCACCCCATATCTGTGGATTTACAGGATACAATTCAGATGATTGCCAATATGCCATGTTACCACGTGCAATTATTTCACCACCATCTTTACCTACTCCACTTGATGCATATCTAGTTGCAGTATCATAAACTTGCCATGCTTGTGTTTCTGTAGGTAGTACTACATCAGTTCCAGAAACTGCAGCTAAGTCAGTAGGTATTGGTGCTCTTCCAGGAATATGATATGATGCTGATCTATTACCAGTTTGATATACCCATCTAATAAAGAATGCATATACTTCATCACGCATATAACCAGTAACATTACCACCATTCCAATAATAGTTTACGTCATGTTCAGCAGCAACCCAATTTACACTGATTTTGTTAGCCTGTAACTGATAATTTAAGTAAGGTTGAGTTGATAGTCCACTGCGTATAAGATAACCGTTTACAACAGCCATTTTCTCACTCTTCTCATATATGACACTTCTAAGTGGAATATACGAAAGAGGTACTGTTTCTAATGCACCAGCAATAATGTCAAGTACAACTCTTTTCTGATGAATAGAATAGTTACCAATCTTTTTTGCAATTGCATTTTGTGTAATCACACATATTACTGTCAATTCATACTCCTCATAGTTTGTATCAAGATCTGAGATGTTAATTTCAATACCACCACCAATACCAGTATCTAACCATAAAGCTTGTGGAACACTTGGCATTGAATAGTCAGTAAGTCTAATTCCATTTTCTGAATATGCAATGACAGCCATGTAACTACCATTGTTTAATTGACCTGATCCTTTAGCTTTTTCTACACTAATGCAAGGTTGTTTAACAATAGGATTTAATCTTAACTTCTCACAATCTAGTTGATCTGTACAAATCTCACCATCACATGGATTCTGACTAACAGGTGTGCATATGTAAGGCACATCACTTAAATTCATTGTTCTGTCTGGACTCAAGTTATCCTGCCAGTAAGCAGAGAAACTGCAATCATAATTTTCTCTTACAAATGCTGTAATAAGGTGTGTAGTTTTAAAACCTAAACAATCATCATTGACAACTTTTGAATACAAACAACCTGTTTCATTAAAGATTCCAATTTCAGAACTAAAATTGTTTGTAGAAAAAACTACCCATTCTGTTTCTTTAATGTATGCGTAACCAATGATTGTATATGGAGCTTCAGTACAATATTTATTTGATGGTTCATTTCCAATTGAACCAGTTTCTCCATAATGCGAATTGTTAATTGCATTAACAGCATTATACCACAAACCATCAGACATATAAATATCTGTGGTATCCTTGTTCATTCCTTTGCTAAAAGAATGAGTCTTTGCACCATTTGTGTTTTGAAGATTTGCTCCAGCCATGTTACTGTGTATAATTAATATGGATGATATGGCATGTTGTTTTTAAACATGTCATAGTAGTTATGTGATTGAGCTTTTCTATTAGTTTCCCAAACTTGTTTCATTTCATTGAAATCAGGAGTATTGATGAAACCTAAAGCTTTGTTTCTTGCTTCTCTTAATTTCTGACTCATGTACTGCATTAACTGAAATGTGTTTTCACCAGCTTGCATTAATGTCTCATAGATTCTTTCTTTAAGAGCATACTCATAGTACTCATCTGCATATGGATGACTAAGCACAAGCAAGTTACCTTCATCATCTTCCATTACACCTTTGTACTCTATAAGAACTTCGCCATCTTTAAAGTTTGTTTCAAGAAAGCCATTCTTCAAATACACTGCGTAGTAGTTACGTGAATTGACATCAACACAATCTGCAGACACAGATCTGTTCTTTACAATCTGAAGTCTAAACATGTTTTTGAATTTTCTCACACGTCCGTTACAAGTGTCTACAACAACTGGTTGACCATGTTCATGAGTCATAACTGTTCTGTTACATGGATTTACATCTTGCACACAAGGGTTTGGTGGAATTGGGCATGGATCTGGTGGACAATATTGGCCATTACTTGCTTTAGAACCCATCACTGTTACAATTGTACCTGGATATGCTACTGCATAGTTTGATACAAGTTGTATTACATTGTCATCAACAATGATTACATCAAGATTTAAAAGTGTAGTATCAAACGCAAGTGCCTGTATAATTACATAATTTGTACCCAGGTTGTGAGTAATTGTGTTAATGCCAGGTTGGATGTTTACTATCTCTGTATATTGTTCTACCATTTTTCTATAGATTTCAAATTCAGCTTCATAGATACCATCAGCTTTTCCTTGCTGATATGTCTTATATGACCACAATGGTGGGTTATACATTTCAGAAGAACCACTGCAAAGTAGTGCATGATTAAGTACATCAAAGTCTGATGGTAATTTTGCACGATGATTTGAAACTTCCAACATCTTTGTGCGATTAGAGTTGATCTTCAATCCTAAATCATAATTGACACGTTGTGCAACTTTAATTAAAGTTTGATCATCAATCATTCCTTCAAGATCATATGTTCTCAAATCAATCTTGACACTGTCAAGTAGTTCTCCAAATGTTCTATATTTTAATTCTGTCTTCATTTGTTATGATGTTGCACTTGTTGCATTTTGACCTGGATCAGATGGTATTTGTATCATGATGCCAAGATCTCTAATAACAAGTTGTTCAATTTCTGAGAATAAAAACTCAGGAACATTGATTTTCTGATCCTGAATAAAAAGACAGTCATCTGTACTATCACAATTCATTGCTGAAATGTCATCTTCAAATACACCTTCAATGCGTAATGCATCCCATTCAAGATTTGGAAAATACAAGTAACCATTAAGATACCAGTAGTACTTTTTATTATTGTACTTAAATGTTCTTTGATTTGATATTTGCTGGAAAGTCATTGGGAATGTTGGAATGACTTGTCTTGACAAATCCATTGATGACACAGAACGAAGTAATGGACCAAAGTAGCCTTCAATCATTCTTGGAAGTTTGTCTTTAGTTCTTTTGAAATAACAACCTGTATCAACACCATAACATTGTGCTTCAGCTTTATCAATTGTTATAAGCTCTACATGATTTAATGTTTGAAACACACTGTTGTATTTCATGATACGATTAAGATTATCCTGGCGATGCATAAAAAATCTTGCATGCTTCATAATCATTGAGTACAAGAATCTATTAGTCAAGTTAGCATCTTGCTTTACAGACTTTATCTGATTACGTACTCTTGATATTGCTTCACCTACTAACATCTTTAAAATTCAAATTCGTTATATGTTTTTAACCCATCAGTCGCAGCTTCATGTCTTTCAATCTTGTAAAGTCTGCTTCTGAAAAGACTACTTATCTTTATCTGTGGATCAACTTCAATGTACATCTTCCATGACTTTGGGTATTCTTTACCAACAGTTCTTTTAAATTCACGTGTTGCTTCAAATCCCCATAACTCATTATGTTTAAACCTATATCTACTTGCATAAGTTGTAAAGAATATCTTTGCCAAGTAATTATCACTTTCCCAGTTTCTGTGTTGAATTATTTTAAGATAGTCTGCAGACGCTTTAAAGTCTATGTTCTTTCTTTTCTTCATTGGACAAGACCCTATAAACAAGTGTCCTATCTGACTTGGTATTTCAACACCATCTCTTTTAGCAATAACTGTTTGCCATAATTCTTTATTAAACTCAAGTATAATTTGCTTTAGCTGCTCATCACTTAGATACTTAGCAGCAAAAACTTCTTGCTTTATATGACTCAACATGTCAACAACTATTGTTCTTTTAGTTGATCTTCTGAATCTTGGAGCTTTTACATCTGGTTTAAACGTTTTCATCATAACTAATCCTCATTAAAAATATAGCCAAAATAAATGACATTGACAAATATAGAGATAAAAACAAAACCCTCTACACATTAGAGGGCTTTGTCAAGATTATGAGAAAAGTGTTTTATAAATAAACACGTATTTCAAGAGAAGTATTTACTAACACATTATCAAAAGTAGTACCTGTTGAATTTGTTCCAATCATTATTGTATCATTACTATTTCTAGAAATATTTGCAAATCTATCAAATGGTCCATCTGCGCTTCTTGCAATAAAAGCCATTGTTTTAGTAGCTGGAAACTGACCAAGTAATGTTCCAATATATACTCCAGTACTAGTGCGTGTCCAAACAATATTTCCAATAGTGTTTTCTAAAACTATAACTGTAGGATCTGTTATTCCTGTTTGTGATATTATTGCACTATAGATTTTGTATTTAGGAGCTACAGGAGTTACACTAACTGTAAATGTTTGTGTACTGCCTACTGTACTTTCAACTACAGTTATTCCATCACCTGCAACAACATTGACATCTGCAATAGGTAATGATTCTATAAATGTTGAGATATTAATTTTTGTTTGCTGACAACCAGTTATAAAAAAGCTTTCGTATGCAACGTCATTCTCAGGGTATACAAACGCAGGATTAGTTGCAGTAGCCCAATCAACATTAGCACTTAAGTTTGCAATTGCTGTACCATCATTAACCTTTTGATCGTATAAGTCAGCTAAAGTCCAAACCAAACCACCAATAACAATTCCATTATACAAGTTGCCAGAATTATCTTTGTATGCATTTGGTATTAGCATACCTTCCTTTTCAGCACAATCTATTGGTCTTGCAAGTCTAAGTTTAAATCCAGCTTGTTTTTGAAATGAATTTTGCAACATATCTGCGCTATCAAATCCTAAAATGCAAGCTGGTGCAATACCTGTAACTGGACTTGTATCTTCATCAGCTGCCCAGTAAATTGAAGATTTACCATCATTTGGAGAAAAATCTCCATTAGCTTCTCTAAAAACAGAAGATTGTGATGAAAACATACTACTGTTAGTTGATTCACTATTTGGAATACTCCAACAATCAATTGTTTTCATTTTGCCTCCTGCAACATTTGATTGAGGTAATGGTGCAAATACAGCTGCTGGATCAAGTTGAAAAATCAAAGAATTCCAATCTGAAATATTAGGCACTCTCCATGTGTTAATAGCATTGTCATCAGGACTTATGTTTACTATACCTTTAAGAACACGACCATCACCTTGTACTGAATCATTAATTGCAAGCCAGTTATACAACAATCCTTTAAAAGTACATTTTGTATATGTGTTAGTACACAACATAATGAAGTCTTCTTTTGAAATAGCACCAACGACAGGAACTGCACAACATCCATCAACACATGTTAAATCTACTATTGCCATTAATGCCTCAGCAACTGACGCGTTTGTTTCTACAATTACTACATCATTACATGTTATTGCAGGCCCAGTGTATTTTACACATTGAGAATCTAGTATCTCAGTACATGGTTCTGGTGTTGGACATATTGGTGGTGGAGTTACACACGGTTCTGGTATTGATGGTCCACATCCACATCCTACACAATTATTATTTGTTGCCATATCTTTGTTTTTTTATATTATTAATCACGAATTACTTGCATTGATAATCCTTCACATCTATATCCAAGACGCACCAAAATAGCCAATGGAATGTCTAAACGAATTCTACCATCACCATTGTCATAATACGTACCATATTTTGTCCAACATAAACAAAATGCTGGATCAGGACAATAATCAGGTAAAGGAACTGGTGGAGGTGTGTTAAACATATTGACTAATTCATCTATGCTTGTAAGGCCTCCAATGTTATAACAAGCTCCTATTTGTAAGCCTCCAGACATATACTGTATAGAGTTATAACCACCCTCAATACCAAAATCTATTACTTGAGAATATACACTACAATATTTTAATATAGGTTTTTTACAAGATATAGAACACCAGTTTTTTCCATCCCAATAGTTGACAGGACAATTAAATGGATCAATCAGTTGCCAACCAGCAACACCTCTAACATGTACATTGCACACGCAAGGATCAACCCAATTTATACCATCAAATATTCTATAAAATCCCATTGCACTATGCGTTTTGTTTTACACCACCATCTATTGGAACTTCCATAGCAACATCACATGGTTGTATCCACAAGTCTCCTGCTTTAATTCTATTATTACCAGAAAGATAATTTACACCAAAACCTTCAATAGTTCCATACAACGCATCAAAGTCTGCTTGTGTAGGTTCTGCATTTTGTACAAATACAGCAACACCACGTCCTGTTAAACCATCAAGACCTGGTATACCAATTGGTCCTTGTTTGCCTGGATTACCTGGATTTCCTTGTACACCTTGAATTCCTTGAGGACCTTGCTTGCCAGCACAACCATTACATACATTGTATTGATTTATAATAGTTCTTGATTTGCCACTCCATAGTTGTAATAAAACTCCACCACATGGACATTGTTTTGTACCAATAGGTAGTAACTGTGTAACAACATAGTTTCCATTTGTTCCATCTACTCCATCAGCACCTGCTGGACCTTGTGGGCCTGAGCTACCTGCAGAAATACAAATTTGGTCTATAACTAACTGAAACAATTCATCAAAAGTCTCAGGAGCACATCCTATATAATTAAAGCATGATATGTCATACTGTGTAGGATCAAGTAAAACAAGCGTCTCACAATAGTCAGTTGCAAGTTTATATAGAACATCAGTGATTGAGTCACCACTACAAAGTTTCAAACATGGAATATCTGGACCATTCCAGGTTACACAGTTTGAAGAAGTCTTTATGCATCCGTCTTTTGTATTCATCTTTTTAATTTTAACATATTCCCATTGCTGTTACTGTTGGATCAAGTCCAATTAATGCTGGTAAAGTACCACCACCTACTAACTGGGCAATCACAAAACATTTAAGCGTTCTTCTAACATTTTCACAACCTGATATTTTATCACAGTATTCTTCATTAGATGTAAAATACTCTAGTGTACCAAACGTGTTTCCTGTAGGAATAATCACAGAAACATCCTCTGTTGTAGTTATGTTACCACAAACTTTATAAACATCTAGTCTGTAAATTATCTCAATTGCTGTACCTGTGTTCACCAATGGATTCCCAGATGGATCTTTAAGATCTACTCTTAGTGTATTAGAGAAAGAGTCATATGGAGGTTCTGCGTTACATACTTTAGGAACTGCATCTCCAATAATCTCTTCATAATATACCATTGCTGCTACTGGTGATACTTGTAAAATACCTTGAACAGTTGCTGCAGTAGATTCACCACACTCATATAATGCTGTGACCTTTACAATGTATTCTGTATCTGGTGTAATTGATGGACTAAGTATTTGAAATGTCAAAGGTGTTGGTCCAACTGTTGTAGAAGAAATTGCTGGTCCTGTGCCTGGTAATTCAAATACTTCAATCTTATAACCTAAAGGAGCTTGTACCCCTGTAGTTACAGGAGCAACCCATGTAACAAAACAACTTGTTGTAGTAGCAACACCTAACATAGCAGATACTGGTGGTATCAATACACATGGTAAAGCTGCAGGTATTCCTGTAGCACAAGAATTTAATTGACATACTACAAGCCATAAATTGCTCATTGAATCAGCGACAGTTGTAACACTATCAATCCATCCTGGAATATCACCATAAGTACCATCTCCACATGGAAGAGGAGTTGTTGCAGTAATACATATTGTATTAAACATTGATTGCCATTGAGTCAATGTTCCTAATACACCAAGATACTCACAAAGTTTTTGCTCAAGTGTTTGGAATGCAGTTGCAATTGGTATTGTTAATCCTGGAGTTGCACCACTTAAACATTGTGTTACAATAGTTGTTACTGGAACTGGAGTACCTCCACCACCAATAGAATTTTCTAAAATTGTAATACGTATGTTTAACGTATCTATGATTGCATAGATACTGTTTATATCTGCAACAATTTGACAAATCAGTTTTGCTAAATATTCAACATATTCAACAAGTGGCAATGCAGTTACTGTATCTCCTTCGCCATTTAAATACCACAAACACTCAGGTAATTGCACATTAGGTAATGGCGTAGGATCTGGAGTTATAGGATCAACTGGTGTACATGCAAACTCAATCATTAATTGAAGAGTCTCCAATAATGTAGCTGGAGGACAATCACCACGTTGTAAAATACAACCAAAGTCAAGTGTCGAAATATCTAACACATTTTCAGTGATGTCGCAAAGAATCTTAGCAAGATTATAGATTACAACGT